AAAACACTCATCAAAGATATGGAAGACACAATACTAGGACTCAATGGTTGGGATCATTTACTCAGCCTAAAGATGGGTGATCGTATTGGTAAAGCAGCCACCTCAAGATTCAAAGCACCACAGAAACCACGAGGGTATCTGTCGTTCTCTTCTATTGGTAGTCCCTGTAAAAGAAAACTTTGGTACAAGATTAACGAGCCTGATGTTGCTCGACAACTGTCTCCCTCAGACTTACTCAAGTTCTTTTATGGAGACATGATTGAAGAATTAGTTCTAGCTATCGCAGAAGCCTCTGGTCACACAGTGAAGGGTCAACAGGATCGAATGAGGATCAATGACCTAGCAGGACACAGGGATGCAGTGATTGATGGTATGACTATTGATGTTAAGTCTGCCTCTCCCTACTCATTTAAAAAGTTTGTTGAAGGTAATCTAAGGGAAGAAGATCCTTTTGGTTACATCAGTCAGCTAAGTTCCTACGTGTATGCAGCCAAGGATGATCCACTAGTTACAAACAAAACGCATGGTGGATTCCTTGTTGTTGATAAAGTAAATGGATCTCTTTGTCTTGATGTCTATGACTTTACTCCTGAGTTGGAACAGAAGGAAAAGGAAGTAGACCAAGTAAAAGGTATGGTAAAGGGTGAGATACCTGAGAGAGGTTTTGATCCAGTACCACAGTCAAAGACAAGCCCTAACACAAAGCTTCATCCTTCCTGTGGGTTCTGTGAGTTCAACAAGAAGTGTTGGCCTGAAGCCAGGAGATTCGTGTACAAGACTGGAGATGTCTTACTTGTGGATGTGGTGACTACACCAAACGTCCCAGAAGACTTGACGTACAATGAACAGAAAGAAGTTTAGTGCAGCAGCACTCAAGGCAGGGTATCGTTCTGGCTTCGAGGATGATGTAGCCAAAGAGCTACGCTCCAAAGGTATTGAGTTCACCTACGAAAAAGAAAAGATTAAATGGGTTGACTTAAAAGTAAGAACGTATACACCTGACTTCGTTCTTGGTAATGGTATCATCATAGAAACCAAGGGACGATTTGTAGCAAACGATAGACGTAAGCACAAAGAAATAGCAAAACAATTTCCTGACTTAGATATTCGTTTTGTTTTTCAAAACAGTAGGGCAAAGCTATACAAGGGAGCTAAGTCTTCCTATGCAGACTGGTGCAAGAAGTATGGCTTTCAATACGCAGAAAAAACAATTCCTGATGATTGGCTAAAAGAATAGATTGACCTGATTAGGTTCTTCTATATAACTTGGAGGTTCCTGTGTTGTTTGAGGTAACAATGCTATTAGATGTAGATCCTGATGCAAACTTTATTGCTTCAGATAGTGTGAAGAAGAGTCTTGAAGAAATAATTCAAGACACTATATATGATTTAGATGATGTAAAAATTTTAGAAATAGATGCAAAGGAGAAGTAATGTTGACAGGAAAAGACTTGGAGGACATGGGATATTTTGAAGCCTTTCAAAGTGCAAAAGCAGTAGACCTGGAGGACTATGCTGAGTGGGTAGAGGACAAGATGATTACCTCTGGTGATAAAAGGTTTCTCGAAAACACAATGGGTTTGATAGGAGAGACAGGTGAGTTTTTTGAGAAGCTAAAGAAACATAAGAGGGATGATACACCCTTAGACAAAAAAGGTATCACACTTGAAGCAGGGGATATGTTCTTTTACTTCATCGCTATACTAAATCTTTTAGATATAAAACTAGATGATGTTGTAAAAGAAAATATGAAGAAGCTTGATAGCAGACAAAAACGTGGAACAATAAAAGGATCAGGAGACTATAGATGAAAGACATTTATGAAGAAGAGTATGGGCCAACAATAGCCATCTCTGAGGAGATTCATGCCATGAAGTATCGTGGTAAGGGAGAAACATTTAAGGAAGCAATGACTCGTGTAGCTGAAGCATTGAAGGATGATGAGGGACACTTCAACAACTTTAGAAACATTTTATACAATCAAAGATTCTTACCTGCAGGGAGAGTGCAGTCTGCTATGGGAGCACCAAGACGTGTGACTCCTTACAACTGCTTTGTCTCTATTACTATTGAGGATAGTATGGATGGCATCATGGAAGCAGCAAGACGTGCAGCAGAAACCATGAGACTAGGTGGTGGTATTGGATATGACTTCTCTACTCTACGTCCACGAGGCACACTGATCAAGTCTCTGGACTCTAAGTCTTCTGGCCCTCTGTCCTTCATGGGAATCTTTAATGCTGTGTGTGATACCATTTCCTCTGCAGGTCACAGACGTGGAGCACAGATGGGTGTGCTACGTGTAGACCATCCTGACATTGAAGAGTTTATTACAGCAAAGAACAACAGCGATAAGCTTACCCAGTTCAACATCTCTGTAGGTGTGACTGATGAGTTTATGAAAGCAGTCAAGGAAGACAAAGACTTTGATCTTAAGTTTGAAGGACGTGTCTATAAAACTGTGAGTGCCACTGCACTGTGGGATCAGATCCTACGCAGCACCTGGGACTGGGCAGAGCCTGGTATCCTCTTCATTGATCGTATTAATAAGAAGAACAACCTACACTACTGTGAAACAATTGCAGCCACTAATCCCTGTGGTGAGCAGCCACTACCTCCCAATGGTGCATGTCTTCTTGGTTCATTTAACCTGACTAAGTATGTCCTTGAGCATGATGGAAAGTATGTCTTCAACATGAACCAACTACGTAATGACATACCTCATGTTGTCAGGGCAATGGACAACGTAGTAGACAGAGCAACCTACCCTCTCAAGGAACAGGAACAGGAAGCTAAAAGTAAAAGACGTATGGGCTTGGGTGTTACTGGTGTAGCCAATGCTATTGAAGCATTAGGTTTTGAGTATGGTAGTGAAAGATTCCTACAGACCCTAGAAGAAATCATGGGAGTAATTAGGGATGTTGCATACACTACATCTGTTGAGTTGGCTATGGAGAAGGGTCCATTTCCTTTATTTACTCAGGCTTATCTTGAGTCTGATTTTGCTAAGTCTCTTCCTCCTTACATACGTAATCTCATTAGCGAGTGTGGTATTCGTAACAGTCATCTTCTTTCTGTTGCACCAACAGGAACTATCAGTCTCTCAGCAGACAACATCTCTTCAGGGATTGAACCAGTCTTTTCCCATTACTACGACAGAACTATCCAAACATTCGATGGACCCAAGGTTGAACGAGTAGAGGACTATGGCTATCGTGTCTTTGGTGTGAAGGGTAAGACTGCTGATGAACTATCAGTGTTCGATCACGTCAAGGTTCTAAACATTGCCTCTCGCTTTGTGGACTCAGCCTGTTCAAAGACCTGCAACACAGGTGAAGAAGTTACATGGGAAGAGTTCAAGCAAGTCTACATGGATGCCTACGATGGTGGAGCTTCTGGCTGCACAACCTTTAGGGCAGCAGGTAAACGCTATGGTATTCTCAATGCTTCTACCTCTGAGGAAGTTGCCCAGGAGAATGACATTGAAGAGACTCAGGACTTTGTTGATGAAGGGGGAGCCTGTTACTTTGATCCTGCTACAGGACTTCGTAAGTGTGAATGAGCATCCCTCATGTAAGAAGAAGGATTGCTCCTAGATATGGGAGCACTCCCTCACCCTGTATCAAGGTCTGTCAAATAGATGATGAAGGCTTTTGCAAAGGATGTAAAAGAACTATTGACGAGATCAGAAATTGGATGATAATGTCTGACTACGAGCAGACTATGCTAATCGCAGAACTACAGTGGAGAAAAGATCGTTATGGCTAAAGTGCAGATCGTTGGTGCAGCAGCTAACTCTCATCAACCTATGAAAAAGAAAACTTCTCAGTCAAAGAGGATTTCTTCTATGAAACTTGGCTCTATGAATAAGCATAAACGCAGGGCAACAAAACCATACAGAGGGCAAGGTAAGTGACATCTGAACTTAAGAAAAGAAATATGGCTCAAGGCAATCAAGCAGAGCAAGAGTTCATCAAACTAAGAGGCAAAAACTTTATTCGTAAGGCTACCTTCGATGAGGACGTTAACGAACACTGGGATGTTCTGGATAAAGAGTTTGGTAAGGTAGACGTAAAGTCTGGTAAACGCAGGTCACACAAAGGACCAGTAGACTACACAATCTGGTGGGAGTTACGTACAGTTAAACGTCCACCTGATAATAAGCCAAAGGAAGGGTGGGGCGTACCCAATGGGATTGAACGACTGATCGCAGTCAGGTCTGAGGATTCCTTCTACCTCATAGACCCTGAAGATATTATAGATGATCTGAGGGAGAGATGCTCCTACAAGAACAAGGGTGACTTCTGTCTTTACTCTCGCCCAGGAAGAGAAGATCTAATTACTATTCTTCCCCTGGACTACGTAAAAGAATATGCAAAGCATGTGGTGAAAGTATGAGTGCCAAGAGTAAACAAGTAGGTGGCACACACTACCAGAACCTTGTCATAGAACCCATCGACTTTATCATGGCTAATGAGCTAGACTTCTGTGAGGGTTCTGTCATTAAGTATGTTTCTCGTTGGAGAAATAAGAATGGTGTCCAGGATCTCTACAAAGCAAAGCACATGATAGAGTTCCTGATAGAACAGGCAGAGGAAGAGAATGAGTAAGCCTACAAAAAAGAAAACCCTTGAGCAGGAAGCCCAAGAGTTTATTCAACAAGAGATTCCCAGTCGTGACATAGCGACTAGGGATTACTTCGCAGGTGCAGCACTGTCAGGTTTACTGGCAGCATCTGGGAAGTATCTACGATCAGACGAGATCGTTACTCAAGCATTCTGCTATTCCTGTCTGATGCTTGATCATAAAAAGACTAAAGATAAATCGTCTTAAACTAAACCCCCAGTTAATCCCTGGGGGTTTTTTTTATTTGATTACTTCGTAGCTTGCATCTAAGTTAATACCATTGACTCTTTCAAACTCAGGTAACCATTCTGTGAGAAGAAGGTGTCTTCTATTTATTTCATCCTGGACATCATTTACATCCATAATAAAATCTCTGGAGCTTTCATAGTTATAACCTTTTTTAACAAAAGTCTGACCAACCCTTGTATTTTGTAGCCCAAACTTAACTACGTCATCAAAAGTATAATCAGAATTTTTTAGTCTTCTTTGTTCGAGTTCATATGTGTGTCTGATGAAACCAATTAGCTCTCTACCATACCTTTCTGGTTCACTCATACGTCTTTGATAGATATCCATAGCATACTTTTCTGCTGCTTTAATTCGAGTATCTACAAAACTTCTTAGAACTCTTTCTCTTAGAGCAGGATCTGTAATATCATTATATGTCTGTCCACCCAAGTCTTCTATTGGCTGACTTCTAAATGCTTCAAACTGTTTGTACATAGGGATAGCACGTACCTCACCATTCCTTAGTTTAACTCCAGTAGAAAGTATTTGAAGTTTAGCTTGTTTGATAACAGGGTTTCGTTCAGTTGAGTATTCTCCCATTAATCTAAAAGGAACTAAACCAAGTTTTTGTATTTCTTGTTCTAGATCGTTTAATGGTGCTTCAGTGCCTACACCAAACTGACTGGTTATTGGACTAAACCCACCAGTTCTATATTTACTAAAGCCATTGAAGTTAGCTACAGCATAACTACCTTCTCTAGATTGTGGCCCTGGTCTTCTATCATCTCCCATACCTTCAACAGATCCAAGATCAAAAACAAATCTACCTGCTCTGTTCCAGGCTAAACCTCTAGTGTAAATTCTTTCAAAGAAATTTCTTTCACCAAAGTTAGATGGAAGCCTTGGGTCACCACCATAATAATCTTGGGCATAAGGAGATCCAGAACGATAGTATTCCATATTACTCATGATATCTGTAGCAGGTTTTCCTATGTAAGTTAGAAGAGCCATTTGATCCCCAAAAAATTTCTGAGCTTTTTCGTCAACCCTTCCATCATTAAATATCTTTGTAAGGATATCAACTACACCAAGATCAAAACCAACCTCAGTCATACCTCCAAGTATTTCTTCGATAACTTGTCGATCAGCGTCAGTATATTTAAACTCTCTTTGACCCATACTTATTTTTCCAATAACGTCACCAATCCATATGGGAGCAAGGAAAGTACCCAGTGATCTTGTATAGTCCTGAGAAGTTCTATCCATTTTACCAAACATCTCTTCAGCAAGTGGTGCAAAGATATCTTTATCATAAGCACTTTCACCATCAGTAGACACAGCATTATAATACCCAAGACCTACAAGTGAAACACCTGTCATGCTTCTTGCAAACCTGTCACCACTTGTTTTGTAGGCATCATCAAACCATTTTGACTCTGGTTCCATAAAAGGAAAGACTGTCCTTGATCCCTTCTCAACTAAGTTGAGGGCATGTGAAACGAATGTGTAGTCTGCTACAGTTTCCAAGTGATTTATTAAGAATCTTGGAAAAGGAATTTCAAGTACTTTTGACATTAGGAAAGGAACTTTAAAATGTACGTCCTGTACAGTTTGAGCAACTTTACCTCCCAGAGACATGTCTCCTTTATAATCTAACTGGAATGTAACTCTCTTTGCATCATTCAAAGCTTTATCAAGAACACCTGCAGGTAGCTCGTTCAAGTTAGAATAGTTAGAAAGAAATTCTGAAACGTTTCCTCTACCAGTTGTTGTTTCACCAAGCTCTCTAAGTTGTCTATCAATAGAAGAGTAGAATGCCATCTGTTTCATGACAGAATCAGTACCAGAGTTGAGGGCGTTAAGACCTCTAGCAACACTAGACAAAACAGACTTCGATGTAGCAGCAGTCTCCATCATACGTGCTGTCTCGTAGAACAAGTCTGCGTGTGCATTAGGAAGATCAGACTCAAGCATAGCTTCTAACATCTTGGCTTCAGTTGTACCCCAACTCATTCCTTTAATGTTAGAAAACATACTACCTAACCAGTTTCTACTTGGAACCTGACCTTGAGAAAGTTGATAAGCAGATTGACCTAGTACTTTCCAAGTCTGGTCAAATGTATCAATAACACCTAGTCTAAAAGCCCCAGACAAAACGTTTGCAGCAGTTGTACCAGTCTGAATTGTCATCATACCAATGGTGAAGTTATCAATATCTCTCCAAAAATTCTTATTTATAAGAGGATCTACAATTTGAGATATTTCTCTGTCAGATGGTGTCTCAATACCAAGCTTAGAAAGTTTAGTAAACTCAGTCTCAAAGAATCTTTTTAGTTTAGATCCTTCTGCCAATGTCTGACCTGCTTTAGACATATCAGCTAACCAGAGGTAAGAAACCTCTGATGTAGATAGTCCATACTTCTGCCTAAGTTTAGTTAGGTCTTCTGTTTTAAGGACACCTGCATCAATAGCATCTGCCACAGCTTCAGATATTCTTTTGTTAGGTGTCATAAACTGTGACAGCCTATCCCTTAATTCAACACCTGCAGCAGTAACACCTCTGATTGTATCTAGAGAAAGACCTTGGGCGATCTGTGTATCACCTGGGTTATTAACCATGTCATCAAATATTTGTCTCCCACGAGCCACAAGATCTTCAGGTAAAGCAGCTAGATCTACTGCCTGTCCTTTTTCCCTGGCCTCAAAGAGAGCAACAAGCTCTGCAATAGAACTTGCTTGTTCATTTACAGAGTCTACAGAGGCATTCTTAAATGTTTCAAAGGCTGCTTTTCTCTGCTCCTTTGTTGCATTATTTGCTCTTTCACCAATTTCTATAAGACCATCTATAGCTGCGTTAGTATTGTAGTTGTCCCATGCTTTTGCACCTGTTCCTACAACATGGGCAAGAGTGCCTTGTATAGCTGCATCTCTTATTAGATCTGCGTTTGTGTATTCATAGCCTTCAATAATTTCTTCTCTGGTTTCCCCTTGTGCTGAAGAATGAAGTACACCAACACCTGTTTCAAAACCAGTTGTTCCTAAAACTTGTTTATTTAACAAAGCATCTTTAGTGAACTTCTTTTTAACACCTTTTTTAATTACTTCTTTAGATACACCCTCCCTCAACTTTTGTTGAAGTAATTTTTTTAGTGCAAGCTGTGTACCTTTCTTACCAAAGTAAGAAGCAATCTTAGTCCAGACACCAGTACCAAGTGTAGCAACAGTAGCTGCTGTACTAGGGGAGGAAGCAAATCCTCTAAAGTAATCACTAAATCCTTCAACAAAACCAGTACCACCCCCTTCAGAATTTTCTAGAGCATTAGTTAATCTACCAAAAGCAAGTATTGATTCTGGGTCTACCTCATTCTCAGGTCTTTGAACAAACAGATAATCCTGAATAGCAGTATACTCATTCATATCTTGAAAGCGCATGTGTTCCACAAAGTCATTAGCTAACTGTGGAATACCCAACTCCTCTATCTTTTTATCTGAATATTGATATGTGTCATGGTTCTTAAAAAAAGAAACCAGATCATTTTCAAACTCTTCGTCACCTAAAAGCTCAGTGAAATACTTTCCTTGGACTTTACTGGTATAACTCTCAGTGGTTTCTACCATGCTAAAGACCTTCTTCTTGCGTGTTTGGATTACTTGGAACATCTACGCTTTGAGTTGGAAGGCTACTCCAATCAAATGTAGTAGGGCTTGCAAGAATATCAGAGATGTTGTTGTAAATTTCAATAGGTTTAGCAACAACAGGGTTACCATCTGTGTCTTGTCGTCTAGCATTTTGTAGTGCTTTACCAATGAATAGTGATACATCAGCAGGGCTACCTACACCCATACCAGGAACAGCAGACTCAACTCTTTTCTTTGCCTGTTCACTCAGTTCAGTAAAGAGCCTAGTAAGATCATCATCTTTAAAAGAAATATATTGCATATCCCCTTCACCTTTAAGGTTCCAACCTTCCCCAAAGGTACTCTGAAGTGCGTTAGCAATTTGAGTATTCATTCTTACTAGTTCAGGTGTTTCGATCCTAGTTCCTGCTAAATTTCTATACTCAAAGTCTTTAGTAGATGGAAAGCTAGGTGCTTTAACATTTATACCTGTAACTGCTTCACTAAACTCTTCATCTGTTGTAGCATTTAGTGCTGTCATAAGAGCAGACATTGCATCAGCGTCAGACATGTTCTCTGACATAGCTTCAATACCTGCTGCGATACCTTTAGCAAGTTTTTCGTTTGAGTCTACGCTGTTGGTGATAAATGTATCAAGTGACTTAATATAGTTCTCTGAAACTTTTCCCTTTCCAATCTTCTCAAGTTTAGCAAGTTCAAATTCAAGCTGACCTGACATTTCAAGTGCAATTGAAGATTGCTTACTTAAACCAAAGGACTGTGCATAATCTACTCTAGCAGTTCGTTCTGCTGCTGCTTCTGTTCTATCTTCTATACGTTCCATCAACTCTGGGATAACTACTGCTTTTCTTTTTTCCAAAAGCTCTCGCATAAACTCTTCAGCCCTAGTTGCTGCATCCTCCTGGCGATTAATCTCTGCTACTACACCTGCTAAAAATCCCATAGTTATACCCTCGCCATCAGACCTCTAGGTGCAGCCTCTGGCTCACCAAGATCCATTTCCATTTGTTGTGTAGGCTCTGCTTTTGCAACAACCTTGGGTGCAGGTTTTTTACCTTTAGACTTAGCAAGCATACTCTGTACAAGAGCCATCTCTTTATCATCCTTTTCCTGCTCATCCTTTTCAAAGCCTGTCTTGTACGACACACCAACTTCATCTGCTACAGTCTCAATAAACTCATGCACAGTAGGTGCAATGGTAAGACTTATATCAATAGTGTGTATGCCCTCAGACACAGCACCCCTCAGAATACCCTCAGTCAAACTCTTTACATCAACACCCTTCTGTAAAAGAAGCATCACAGTGTCTAGTGCCTCGACATCATTCAGCCTTGTTAAGTGATAACGTAGTGCCTCTTCAGGATCGTTAATCTCTGGTGGTCTTTCATAGGGTCTGCCCTTTGGTTCAGCAGTAAGAGACTGACCAGGAATAGGTCTTTCAAAAACCTTTGGGTTTGGTTTGCCTGTGCTCTTAGGGCTAGGCTTTACCTGTGGTTTAGGTTTTGGTTTAGGTCTGGTGTCTCCCATAACTGGTTGCTTAAATACTTTCTCAGCCTGGGGATTCATACTTGGTAGTGCCATGCTTGTTACCTATTTACTTTCTCAAAATATTCCATAACAGATCTGCCTGTAATGTCACCATCTCCATCTGATCTCCATCCAGGATTTTTATTCCAGGCTGCAGAGTTCTTTTTATAGAGAACAGTATCAGGGTTTTGTTTTATCTCATCTACCAGATCTGGTGCTGCCTGAAGGATTGCGAGAGGCACACTGCCATCATAATCCCAGTAGTCTAGATACTCCTCATAAAGTCCAAGCTGCTCTACATCAGACATCTCTAACACGTCTTCTTTTGTAATGTTTTTGTTTAACTTATCAAAGACACCATCTTTCTCAAACTGGAGTGGCATAAACTGTGGAAGACCTACTGCCTTGGTGTCTGTGTTTTGGGCTTTAGGGTTCATTGCACTCTCGCCCTGAAAGATCCTATAAAATTCGTTTGCACTTATACCATACTTCTCTGCCATACTATTTACTTTAGCTATTGCTGCCTCACTGAGCATACCCTTTGCCTTGGCAGGGTAAGAGTATTCTGTCCCATCCTCCTCTACAATAGAACCCTCAGACACAGAGCGAGGTCTTGCCTCTGCCATTTCTGCTAGTGACATTCGATATCCATTCACAGCATCAAGGGGAGTACTAGGCTTTGCCTTTGGTTTTATCTCATCAGGAATTTCTCCTAATGCCCTCTGCCCTAGTTGTTTTGCAGAAGAAGTTTTATACTTACTTCTTTTGCTACTAACTCTTTCAGTAGGTCTGGGTTTTGGTTTTGTCAGTTTAGGATCTGTGTACATATTGTTATCCTGCCATTAAACTTTTAGCGTCAGAAGAAAAGAAGATCTTAGTCATGAGAGAACCAAGAGCCTGTTGTTCCTCTGAGTCAAGCTGCTCTCTGATTGCTTCTAATTTTTTATCACCTAGTAAAATACTCAACGCACGATCAGCAGCATTCTCTGACTGTGTAAATGAGTAGTCCATGATATCTCTTTCTCTCTGCCAGATCTCATCTAACATCTTAAGTGTTAGACCATTGACTGTCTGTGCATACTCCATGTTAGACTCATTAGCTGCAGCAGTATTGATAGTAGTTAGGTTCTGTCTCCATAAAGCATTTGCCTGGGCTACTGCTAAAAAGTTCTGAGCGTTAAATAGTTCTCTTTGATTTTGTATTGTAGCGTTAAACTCTAATAAAGAATTAACTTCATCAGCATTGAACTGACTCATAGCATTAATCTGTGCAGCATTAAACTGACCTATTGAAGCTGCTAGATTAGCAAAGAACTGAGTGGTCTGGTTCTCTGACGTTGCATTAAACTGAAGTGCAGCATTCTCTGCAGCCTGATCAGAAAGAATAGAACTTATCAGAGATTGATTTTTAAACAAGGCAGTCTGTTGTTCATTCGTTAAGTTAGCCATGTCTATCTGTAAGAAGTTCTGGGCATTCTGTACTTCAGCCTGTTGCCTGTTGTTCAGATTTGTAAGATCCATACCAGACAGAGAAGATGCCTCTGCAAGAATTAATGCTTGCTTATTACTTAGGTTCTGCAAGGCCATAGTGTTTGCAGCCTTTGAGTTTTCTAAAGCTATCTGTTGCTGTGCATCAAAGTTAATGTTTGCAATCTCAGAAATTGTAGCAGCATTTTTAACTTTAGCCTCAAATGCTTGATCAAACTCTTGACCTAAAAATGTAGCTCTTTGTCTAGCTTTTTCAAGGGCTACTTCCTGCTTATTACTCGCATCAATTTCTGCCATAGGTAGAGCAGATTCTAGAGCAGCCTGAATAATAGCTTCACCTGCCATAGAGGAAGCACCTAAACCACGAGCAGACATGGTAGCCATAGCTGATCTTATAGCTCCTTTGGCCCATGCAGGTGTGTTACCTCCCTCAAACTGCGCCATGAGAGATGCCATCTCATCCTGGACAGATGCAGCCTTTAGTTCACCCTCTCCAAAGATTTCCATAACCTTTGACTGATCTACACCAGTCCCAGTTATAAGCTCACTTGTACCCCCTAGTTCTGTTACCTCTCTTGTAGGAGCACCAGTGACATCTACAGATTCACCAGTCGCAGCCTCAAGGTCAGAAATTAAACTGGTGTCTGAGGTTTGTGCATCAATAGTTTTTGTAGGACCAGTAGATGTTGCTGCATCCATCCCCTCAGTTGCAGTCTTTACATCGTCAAATGCTTTGTCAGCAGTATAGGTTTCTGCGCTTGTAGTATCAGGAGTGTCAGCAACTGCAGCAGTTCCAATCTGTGCTACTTGATCATCTGTAACAATAGGAGCTACCCCTGATGCCTGACCTGCAGTTGAGTCTATTACAGTACCATAAGCATTAGGATCAATGTAGTCTGTAGGAGAAGCAGCTACAGCACCACCAGGAGCTACAGCAGCTTGAGCAAGAAGATCTTTTTGTGCTTGGGTTATGTCCTCCCCAGTAACAGTTTGCTGCCCTGTTGCCTGATCTTGATTGATATTTCCAGTTTGAGTTTGTTTATTTGCTTCTGCATCTGCTGCAGCTTGTTGATCCTTAATATTCTGTAAAGTAGTAGGGTCAGAAATGTAAGATTGATAAGCACCATACATCGCATCCTGATCAAACCCTGGTAGGTTCTGATCATAACCCTGTTGAGTTAAATATGCGTTATAATCAGGAAGACCAAGATTAGCTGTACCCATATCAAGGGCAGACTTTGCATT